CCACGTGGATCAGATGGCGGTGTCTTAACTGGAGTAGGGCCGGCAGCGGCCGGCTGCGAACCCGAAGGCGGAGGACTACTTTGTTGCCCAGGAGTTGTTGTCGGAGATAATGGTTTACCCGATGGAGGAATTATATCAGCACTTGCCTCATCTAAAGAACGATATTCGTTAAATGACATCTGAGAAATAAGCATTCTTGCTTCAGATAATCCTATATTACGTGCATCTGCTAATTTATGAATCATGTCACCATGTATAAGTGAATTTATAATTCTGTCATGTCTAATCATATCGAATCCATCCTTGAAAATGCAACATTCTTACCCCAACCACTAGGACTACCTGTAACAGTTGTAATTCTAACGCCACTTGGTATAATAACCCCATTGAGATCATCTACTAATAGTCCTACTGGGCCTGGCGTACCATAAGGTGTAAAATTAAAGAATTGTACACCGCGTTCAACTGCAAATTTCCAGATAAATCCTTCTCCAGAAAGTTCTAATGTATAATCCCTAAGTTCGAGTACAGCGAATGGGTCTGATAGAACTACAGGCATAGCACGTAAACCGATACTCATTAAAAATACTTCGAAATTCTTTTGGCTCTCATCTAAGGGATTTCCAGTTACCTGTATATTTACTAATCTTGCAAGTTCTTGTGATTGTGGAGGATTTGGATTAGGATTGGTAAATGCACCAGGCGAGGAAGCATAGCAAACATAATATTGCAAGTCTGCGGTCAAATTTTGCATTGACGTTGCTGCACCGTGGATTCTAATTGGCATTTCTTATCCTTATCCGTTATTTAGCTGGGTTTTATTATAATGAAGAACCAATCTGAAGGTTCCATGTAGATAGTCCATCAAATACAAAAATACATTCTTGTGTAGCATCAAATTCAATAGTAGTATCACTTCCTAAGTCTGTCGAAATGGTATCAGGTGACCCTGTAGTTGTAACAAAGACTATTGTCGAGTTCGGTTTAGTAACAATAACCGATGTACCAGCTGGGCGACCCGATCCAAATCCATGAGGTAAATGGACCGTACCTGCCGATGTTACAAAATATTTTGTACTGAATGTCAACATAGTACCTGGCGGTACTGGTACATAATCAGTACCAGCAGTAGAACTGATTGTAAGACTTTTTGTTAATGCATTTGTGGTAATAACAACATTACTACCCGGAATTACTGTTAATGTATCACTACCTATTGCACCAATAGTAGGTTGCGTCGGTACTGCTACAAAAGAAAATGCATTTGATGTTATTCCAACAGGCGTGAAGATTAAACCTGTTGCTGTGGGATTAACTGTTACAACATAATTTGCTGCACCAGCATACGTATCGGGTGTATCTGTTAAAGCTAGGAAAGTTGTTGCACCACCTGTACCGCAACCCCAGACATAAGGAACTTGTTTTACCGTGCAAACTGCACAGTTAATATGATCAACACCTACATCTGTTCCCAGAGACTGTACCATTATTGTCAAAGAGATTTCATCCCATATAGAACGACCTTCTTCCAATGCAAATGATAGATTACAATCATTTGGATTCATTATATCTATGGTTGCATGTTCTTCTATATTTCTAAATATAATTTCTGCTGCTGAATTAGGTACAGGTTTTCCATAGCTATTGACTGCTCCACTAAAGTCGGCGCCGCAGATTACCCAATGTGACAACGACCCCGTCAGTATCTGCTGGTCAAACACACCACCATTTGTTCTAATTGGCATAAAGGGATTCCTCGAATATTTCTTATATTTATCAAGAAATTAAGAACAAGAGATCAAAAGAAAAGCGTCCTTAGACGCTTAACTTTAGAGTATGGATTCTTATGCCAAATTATAGTATAGTGCCGAACCTAACGAGAAGGAAACTTCTGCAACTGTAACGGTTGTCATATCTACTGTCGTGGTCACTGGGGGCAATAACTGGTTTACCGCACCAACAGTGGTATAAACCGTTACTGCTGCTCCAAGTGCATGAATAGCTGTTGCCATTTCGAGTGCAGCATGAGTAGGTGTTGTCGGTAATTGATCTTCATTAGCATTGGCTGGTGCAACCTGATAATCTGGAAAATCAGAACCCCAACCAAATGCACTCGCCGAAACTGCAATGTCAATTTCATTTGTTGCAGCACCAACTAGGCTAGGGAGTAAACCAATAATAACAATATCGGATTTTTCAGTGATAGCCCTTAGTGCGAGTTCGGCTGCACTACCTGGTACAGGTAATCCGGGCGCGACCTGGAAGTATGTCGTTACTACCGGAGTAACTGGGCCGCCGCCAGTGGTTACAACAGGAAGATTGACTGAACCATCCGAAATTGTCCAGTTAAATGGACCACTTATCTTAAAAAATCTTAAACCACCAGACAATGTCTGCTTGTTAATAATACCACCATTGACTCGAATAACCATTTTGTAATCTCCTACAATTTAATGTATTTATCAAGATACAGAAATTTTAGACAACAAAAAAGCACCCGGAGGTGCTTTCTTGATTAGATAATCGATTAAGATTAAACTGTCTTTGGATAAAAACCGTCTGTACCAGTCGAGCTGTTCATTGGGAACGCACCCGATGATGCACCTGGGCCAGATACTAATGCGCCATTAGCGAATGTAGCTGGTGCCATATTTCCGTCCATGTATACATATTCCATACTAAAGGAATAAGCTGTATCCACAGCAACAATTGTTCCAAGAGCTGCAAAACCTGCGCCTGCTGCACCTTCTGTCTTAACAACTGCCTGAGCATTAAGAACTGGAATCAATCCAAGTGGTGTAACACCGTCTGAACCAACGATAGCACCATTTGTGTCAGAGAACCAACCTTCTGCATTACCTAACATAACGTCAACGCTGAAAGCTGTTGCATTATATTCACTGATTGCAAGAACGGTAGCCTTTGTCTCAAGAATCTTAAGAGCCTGAACCATTGCGCTTTCTACAACACCGAATGTAGAATCGCCGACTGTGCCTACTGAACAAACTTGGGTTGTACCAAGAAGCTTCAAGTGAGCTGCTGCCATATTAGCAATATCTGCATCAAATGTAATCTTTACGAATGCAACTTTTCTTTCAACCCATACACCTGGGTAAGCTGCGCCATGTACTTTTTGTGTCATTTTAATAACTCCTTAATTTGTGATGGGATCATCCCATTCATAAACTTATTTATCATCTGGTTGAAAATATTGATCTATAATAGGTTGTTAAGATTTAAATTAATTTTAGATAGAAGATCATCATAATGTTTACGATGCTTCATACCTTTTTTCCACGAATGTATAACTTGATTCTTTATGCGGGTGACATCGATATCTTTTCCGGCATCTGCCTTCAAAGTATGAAGGAGTTTAATATATTGACTAGAATCCAATACATCACCTAATGTTACTATTTCATCTAATCTCATAATTATTTTCTCTGGCGACCAAGATCTCGTTTATCTTGTTCTTTGATAAGAATATGCCTCATACTTCTCTCTTCTTGAAGCATAGCAGTAAAAATCTGCCTTACTTCTTCGGTGGTTGCCTTTCTACCGAATATGCTCTTACCTAAATCTTTCATTCTGCCAAACATTCCTTTTTTAGGCTCATCGGCAATTTCTTCTGGTTCATCTTCTGGTTCATCTTCCAATTCATCACCATAATTCTGTTGTAAAAATGCAATTAATTCATCTTTAAGGCCATTCTTCTTAGCATATTCAGCTATCTTAATAATAGCAGGACTCGGTGGTTCATCTCTGGGTTTATCATCACCTTCAACATCGTATCCACCTAATATCTCATTGAATACACGATTTACATCATTCTCTTCAAATCCGAAATTCTCTAATATATCACCTATCTCTTGTGTATCACTCGGATAACCAGCTTCCTTCCATGCCTGACGAAGATCTTCAATACTAATACTTTCTTTTGACAGTTTAGCAGCATACTTGAATGCTTTCTTAACGTAATTCTTATCTATGTATTCTTCGGCTAAAACATCATCATTTAATGCTTTCCATAATGCCTTTCTTTGACTACGTGACATTCCGGTCTTGATAAGTTTCTTCAACTTTTCGATGTTTGCTTGCTTATTTGCCTGTGGTTTAGCTTGTTGTGGCTTCTCTTGTCCTTGTTGTGGCTCATCTCCAGCGCCCTGTGATTGTGATGCAAGTGTAGAAAATACATCTTCTACATTCTTTTCACTTAGATCCACAGGTTGATCAGTAAACTCCTCTTTAAGAGTACCTTTACGCTTCAATTGTTTCTGCATCTGTCCAAATGCTTGGCCGCCGGCGGATCTTGCATTTCTTTTTCTTATTGCATCAGGTGTCTGACTTACTTCACCAGCTTTCTTGCCGCCATGTGCAGCCTGTGGGCCTGGTAATGCCTTGGTATCCGGAGGAACATCTCGGTAATCAACATCAGTAACATCGTCTTTGTCCTGAGATTGGTCCTGTTGTGGTTCCTGTTGCAACTGTTGTTGCGGTTCCTGTTGTTCAGGTTCTGGTTGACTTCCTGAAAGAGCAGATTGAATAGCACTATAAATTGTTTCTTCATCGAAATCTGTTTTGGATTCCAAAAAATGAATCAAGTCATTTGTATTTGCTTTTCTTTTATATGTAAGCTTGCCCGAATTAGGATCAGATTTCGCTGCAACAATTTGATTATTCTTTAAAAATTGTATCCAGTCTTTCGTTAACTTACCTGCGGGGCTTTGACCGGGAGTTGAATGATCTGCCTGTGGTTTTTCTGCGGCTGGGCCGCCAATACCCAAAGGTTTATCTGCTTTAGGAGGGGCCGATGCTTGTTTATTCTGTGCAACAGGGTTATTTGACTGTGGAATCACCGCGGGCACGGCTTCGTGCAGGTGTGTCTTTCCTTTAAAGTCATTGAATCTCATTGTCACCCGTCTTTATGCGCTGCACCATTCGAGTGAAACGATTTGGGTCAGAACCACGTATGCTGGATACAAATCGTTTCTTCAGGGCTTCTGCTTCCTCTGGAGAGAATGATTCATCAATAGATTCGAGCAAATTTATAGCTGATACTATTATATGCTGTGCTCTGGCTTCAATTAGATCTTCCTTACTTTTTTGAGGTACATATGAACTAATTTCTTCTAGAATAGATCTGCTTCTGCGATTAATGGACAATTTTAGTCTCCAAATTACTTTCAACTATTTATCAGCTTTTATCTTTTCTTAAGAAAAGCTCGGAGACCTGCTGCACCTTCTAAAGGATTTACTTTTGTATCCATGCCTACAGTTGAAGTAATTTCTCCTGTCTTGGCATCAAGTTTTTCTCCCGATCTTACAACACTCTTTTTCTTTAGTTGCTCATATATGTTTTTCGATGATGCCGTAATCGCATTGTCGGCATCTTCTTCTAAATCTGCAATTCTTAAACTCTTATTATTAAATGATAAGTCGACCTTAGATCCTACACCAGAACTAGAACGTGTTTTCATGAACTGAATTTGATATCTACCACTTTCCTTCATTGCTGAACTAGTAAAAATACCAATTACATTATCTGCTGTATTAACTTTAGAAATACCACCAGCAATATGACTCGGATCAAATTCAATCTCTTCATATGAACCACGATTTAATTGCGAAGCTGATACTGTTACCATATCTAATTCAACTGCTAAATTGCGTAATTCTTCTGTTACATACTTGTCCTTAACGAACAAATTTTCTGCAGAAATCTTCTTGCTCAATGGAGACATAAGATCTAAATAGTCAACAAGAATTGCATCTACTTTCTTACCGGCATGAATCTCGTATTCCTTAATGAATGCACGAATATCATTGGTAGTGCAACCATTTGGCATTTGTTTAATACGTAATGAACCTTTGCTCTTCTGTTGTGATGCACGAATTTTCATATGCACATCATCAATGTTACGCATTACTTCTCGAGTTTCATAATTTGTGTGCATTGCATCAATTCTCATAGCACACAGCTTTTCACTTAACTCTAATGATAGATAAACTACATTTAAACCAGCCTGAGCCCAATTTACTGCAAGATTTTGCAAGAATAATGACTTACCTGCACCAGATTGTCCTGCAAAGATTGTAAGTTCACCTCTATTCAGCCCGCCAAATAGTTTATCATCAACGGTTTTCCAACCCGTGGATACTTGTCCCTTATTTTCCTTTAATGCTTCGAGTCTTGCCTTAGGATCAGCATAATAATCTAATCCTAAATCCTTGACTAGTGCAATTTCTACCGCTGCCTTAATATCGACCAATACTTCGCCATATCTACCTTGATCTAATCTTCCCGGTGATGCTAAAATTGCATCACGTAATGATTTATATTTACAGAAAAGT